TCGGGAGAACCTCTTCCGAATATTCTTAACCGAGCCTCTTCAATACTTTCCCCAGGAAGAACCTCCATTGATGGACCTTCTGAAGCCCTAACAACTTCTGGTGTAATAGGTCTTGGTTGACGAGCATAACCACTAGCTACCCCTCTAATTGTCTGGGGGGATCGTCTAGCAGGGTTCTGCGCCTGTACTTTTGGCCTCATTGGTATAGAGGTATCAACTCTTACTGGCCCTATATCAAGCATCTCTCCCGCCACTGAATCGGAGCCAATACTGGGTGAAACTTTAAGGTTATTATCTACCCATTCTTTTGTGAGGGTTGCATTGCCTCTCTTCTCTACAAGTTTATTCTTAACCTCTGGCTGCCTTACCATTAGCCGTTGACCACCTGGCTTATCAGCATAGCCACTCCATGCTTGACTAGCAGCTACTCTAGGTCTTGCATCGAATAGGGCTTTCCTTCTTAATGATTCTGCTTGTTGTTTCTTTAACCATTCTAATGCATTCATGTTATCCACCAATAGGGTTTCTGTTGTTCCCAGGGTGCGAACTGACCCATTATACTAGGCCATTGTCTTTGTCCACCACCAGCTACTACGGCTGGAGCCTGACCTATATCCTCACCTCTCATGTTTTCCATCATGGACAGAAGGAATGCTTGCTCCCATTCGTCCATCTCATCATCTCTTAGATCTTTAGCTGCCCTAGCTGCAGCTACTCTATACGGTTCTTCAACGCCTCTTGTGCCAGCTTGGGAGTAAACCCCCTCCATTGCAAGATTTTCATCACTTGCCATTTTGTCTAAACTAAACTGCTTCTCTTCTTCCAGAGCGGTAGCTTGTGCCTCTGCCAGCAATCTTGCTTCACGTTCTTCTGCAGTATCAAACAGGCCCGCAACATCCTCACCTCTTGCTAATGCCCACTGCTTCCTTCTCTCCCACTCATCCATTGCGGCTTGTTTAACCTTGTCAAGCCCAGCCGATATAAGCCAAGGTTCATCAAACCCTCTAAAGTCCATTGCCATAATAGCCCCCCCTACATTCCCATGATTGCTTTGCTTAATATGGCTGACATTACTGCCTCACCCGCATTTGTACCACCTGGACCTCTGGCTGTAGTCATGCCACCGTAATCACCATGAATACCAGCAAGATATGATTGCAATTCTTGCTGTGGTAATGCGCTTTCATACTCGTACCTAGCAACATCTCTATTAAGAGCTGCCTGATCCATAGCTCTCTGCTCTGCACCAAGCTGTGCTGACTGACCATACACACCAAACGGCGCACTAAGCATTCCTGGGTACAATCCTAATGCAGATTGCGCTCCTTGTAATCCTTGTAAACCGTAGCCCATACCAAACTGTTGTGCGCCTACGCCCATCTGTGCTGCTGGCATACGACCTGCTTGCGCCTGTTGATATGCACCACCATATAATCCTGCTAAATTCTGAGCCAATGCTTTCTGTCCTGCACTGGCTACATTTGCTGCAAATATATCACCCCTCGATCCACCGCCAGGTTGATAAGAGATTGTACCTTGCCTTACATTAGCTAAACCTTCAGCTACTTGATCTTCAAACTGCCCTCTGTATGCGTCAGCCATCCTTCCGAAGTGACCACTGTCATAGTCTACATCTCCTCTAAGCATCTGAGAATACTGGTCGCCTTCAAACGGAAGAACACCCGCGTACCCTGATGGGCCACCGCCCCACTCTCCGGCCAGACGCCCTACTCCTATAGCACCTGTAGTATAAGGTAGAATATCATCTAAATAAGAAGCCTCAGATGCACCCATTAAGTTACCGGCTCTCTCTCCCATACCGTAATCAAATGCTCTTGACATTGCATCATGCTGACTAGGATCAAACCCAACAAGACCGGGGGCTATCTGGTTTATAGCTTGCGCCCCTTCGCTCATAGTTCCTGGTGCGCCATAAAAACTAGGGCCAAATTGACCTTGGGTATAAGCGTCCTCTACCCTCCCCATTCCTGCTTTAAGGTAGTCTTGTTGCGGTCCCCAAGGGTCAGTACGGGTATAAGTTGTTTGTGTTCCACCTGCCATAATCTTTCTCCGCTATAACTGAAACGACTTTAAATTGAACCAATCCACATCTTCAGGTATCTCAGAAGTGGGCATCTGAACTCGACCAACTAAAATTTGATTCAAGCCTCTACCCTCTTCATCTTCACGATAGTCAAAAGGATCTAAAATACTAGAGAAATGTGGGTACAAGTTAGGATTAGTTGTGTATGTAGGCCAAACTTGAGGAGTCCACCCTGCTCCAGGATCAACATTTGTTGGAAGATATCTTGCATTCTCCGTGGTATTTACGCCACCTTCATATGGATTACCCCAATGGTAGATAGGATAAACCCATGAATGACCTTCATCTGGTAAATCTGGATTAGTACCACCTCCGGTAATTGGGTTGCCACCGGGGTTTACATTCGCAGAGGGTAAGCCACTTTTATCGCTAATAAGTCTATAAGTAGGGTTGATTATGCGTAATGAATTTCCATACATTTGTTGTGATGGAGCCATCCAATTAACATCAGGAGGAGTCCAGTCTAATAGGCTGTCTCCATGAGCATAATAGTCGCTCGAATCCATTCCTGTTGGTACTCTTCTAGCCATTATTGAATCCTCTGTTTTAATTCTTTAGTTATAACCATGTATGAATGATTCCAATCCTTTAGTTTTCTAGCCATACCCTTTCTTGTCCATGCTTCTAATGCAGAGCAAGCAGTCCTCAAGGCAAAACCTTCTACCATATCCAAGAACATGTACCACTTATCTAAACCACTGCCGTCCTTTCCGCCCAGAGTGATAACTCTTAACACCCTTTTTCTTGGGTAGGATATAACCTGCGTTATCATTGCTGCAATTGTCTCGCCATATTCCATAGCTATCCACAACTGCATGGCTCCGTTAATCAACTGATCGTACACATCACTAGATATTAACTCACCTTCTGAATGTTTTAAAGCTGAGTCAATTAACGGTTCACACTCCTCCCATATAAAATCAATATCTTCATCACTTACTAATACAACCTTAACCGAGCTTGATCCAAGATCCTGGACTTCCTTTTTTGAAGTAGTAGACCCCTTCTCCCCCTCCAGGGTTCCAGTTCGTCCCATCGGCGTATCTAACGTCACCTTCTCTTGGTCTTTGCGGTTCGGCATGTGTCCTCTCTAATCTGAATGTTGCTTGATTGTATATAATGTCACCTAATCTTTGGAGTTCATTAATAAGATAGATTCCTAAATCTTCTTTATCTAATGGTAATGGCCCCGGTGTGTAATGAGTGACAGACTTTACAACCCTGTCTGAGTATGTACCCATTAGTAAGCCCTACTTCCTCTGATTCCTGCGTTCTTTATATCAAGAGAGTAACCATCAAGCCTCCACGTCTGATCCCCTGTTGATTCAAACTTGACCCCTATATACTTTCCTGTTACATTAAAGGATGCTTTAGATTGTGTGGCTGGGTTAAAAACTACTGGGCCTTCCCATGTAATAGCTTCTTCTGTGGACATCTGATGACCCACATAAACATTAAGAGTAGAGTCAGTAGATGCAGATATCATTGGATATACTGCGGTTACCCTCTTAACCATGCTCTGATTGGGCTGTCCTTGAGCATCTATGGTTAATCCTGTCCTCTGTATGTAGCTGGTCATGTTAGACGTATCAGCTTTATTACCGGCGTTATCTCTATAGATCTTGGTGTTGGTTGGAGAAGCCATACTTAAACTCTTACCAGCTAAGTTAAAGTAAGATGTAGATACCGATTCATTCCAGTTTAACGTATCAGTAGCCCATGTGGATGTTGCTGAGTTCCATGAACCCGGAGCTAGAGGATTACCCTCTGTACCAAATTCAATGAAACCAACGTTAGGAAGGTCACGTAAAGTAAAAGTATTATTGCTCCAATTCCAAACAAGAGCTTTATCACACTGGGCATTAGTAACATTACCTGACGATACATAGCAAGCCCACATTTCTGTTTTATTGTAGTCAGCCGTAACAAAGCATTTCTCGAATTCGTCTCCATTAATATCGGTAAATATAAAGTCTCTCATCTTGTGAGGAAGGATAGATGTAAGCCTATCGCCAGTATTGATATACATATCCCCGTATGCCATTACAAAATGACCACCATCAAACTCCCTTATGCAGTTCTTAGCTAATGCACCAACATTAGGTGAGAGCTGTATAAATGAAAAGATAAAAGGATTGCCTACATAGCTCATCTTGTATGTAGAGTATTGTTTGTAGATCATAAAGTCGCCTCGTAATGGCAACCCATCAACTATAATACCTTTACTGTCCTCTAAAGCATACTCGCCAGCATCGACTGTAGGCGAGGTTTCGTCCCACGAGACAGGTACAGCTTGTGTTGCTGCTGCTGTAGACCACTTAACAAGACTGGTGTATGGTACAGTTGACTTTGTTACATTCAAAGCAACCAAGAAAGATTTAAATGCTCTTAATGATTTACACTCTGTGCTTGCTGGCCAATAAGTTAAGTCTGCCATCTTGGTAGTAACAGAAGGAACACCTGCTGTTAATGCCCAGAACTGAGGGTCATCGTAGCCATTGGTCATAACCAGTATACCGCCTAATACTGTAGCTGTCCAGTTCTCTCTAGCTGTAGCGTTATAGTCTCCACTAGCTCTGGTAATGTCAGTCCATGTTGTTCCGTTATGCACAGCTATCTTAGCTAACCCACCCACTATCCAGTAGTTAGCGCCACCTATCTCTAGGTTAGTAATAAAGTACGGTACTATAGGACATGAATCCATTACCTCTAAGTATCCAGGGCTTTTCTGTATTGCGTTATGCTCTGCCCTTATATTGTTGCCTTCTGTCCACGCATTCGGGGGCAGTTGCCAAGCATTAATATCTTTAACAATACCAAGTTCGCCTACATTTGTTACGGGTACTAGACTCATTTATTATCCTCTATTTAAAAGGTGGCCCTAAGAACCAGTTAGACAGAGAAAACCTTTCTCCGGCTGTTACAGGCTTGACTTGGTGTGACACGAAGGATGGAAAGAAAATTAAACTTCCCGCTCCTTTACTCATTGGAATATCATCACAAATTTCTAGTTCTCCACCTTCATAATCATCGCTTAAAAAAGCAACCATGCTTATTTTTCTCACCTTCTTATGAAGAAAGTCAGAGTGAGGCATATCATATGCGCTTAGATGATCGCCATCACCATCTTCATGGGTAACATAAAAGTCACCCTCATTATATTTCAATACTTGAAAGTCTTCAGCAGATTCTATATCATACTTCCAACCCGCTTCCTCATTAGCCCCGTTCATGTAAGGCCAGAATAGATCATATAACCATTGTTCCCGTCTACCATGAACCAAACATTTTCTTACTGTGGTATGAACCTCTCCATCAAGAAGTTGTGCATTATAATATTTATCCGCAAGATCTATTATTTTTTTACAATTTTCTTTGGAGATGGCCTCACTGAAGTACCACCATTTATTTTTAACCATTAAGAATTGTACTCCAGCCAACCTGTTATGATGTATTTATCACCAGATAGAGGTTGATTGCCACGATGTGTATGAGTAAACCCAGCGGGAAATATTAACAACCTATCCTTCTTTGGTTTGATTCTTCTTTTTTGGTATAAGAATTCAGTTTCTCCGCCTTCTTCCACATCATTCAAAAAAAGACTAAAGACAAGGACTCTATCTCTTCTTGCTGGCGCTCCATTCTCACAATGCCAAATATGATATCCTTGGCCTGGAGAAGTTTTTTGCATTCTTATATCATATATAGAATGTTGGTGGACTTTATTTAATATGCTATATTTTTCTACGTATGCTTTATAAGGGACTCCCCAAAACACATTAGCAAAGTCGGCAGCTATATAAGGTATATTATAAGATTGATACCACGGCTCCACAAACAGGCTGTTTCCTTTATCACTTACTTCATGGTTGTAATAATTAGATCTTGGACCCACAAGATTCTTGTCTTCCAGTTCCTTATAATAATTTAAATACCTGTCACAAAGATCTCCAAACGCTCCGTCAATAATCCCAATAAAGTCGTCAGATACATCTACTTCTTCCTCGCCAATAATTCTAGCCATAAAAATTACAAGAGATAGAAACCCTTAGATCCTCTGAAGTATTGCATGTTACAAAATGATTCAGGTACGCAGGGAACAAAACAAACTCCCCCTTCTTTGGATCAAGTGATTTTCTTCTAGTTTCATACTGGTTGATAGGGTAATCAAACACCAACCTACCACAGCCTTGGGGTGTGTTGACATAGTATACCGCCGAGATATCAGGAGATCCCTCTATATTCCCAACATCTACATGATGGTGCGTATTAGTAGACTGACCACTCCTATTAATGTGCATCCATACATCGGCTAACCTTGGTATAGAACTAAAACTACTTTCAAACTCTCGTTTTATTCCCTCCACTACATAATTAATTTCTGCGTATTCAGGCATCTTAGCAAAGCCATAAAGATTAGTATCCTTAAATATATTGCTTACTTCTGGCGAACTAAACCTATCAATATTCTTAACACAAAAGTCATACAACTTAGAGTTATCTATATTGTCTAACCTTCCATGAAATAAAGAAAGAGAGGTTAAAACCTGCTCATTTAACATATACTAAACTTTTGGATATATACCCTTTATCTCCGCTACTTTAGCTTGCCATGCCTCTAATCCATTTTCAGTAATATATTCTAGCTGCTCTATAGGGAACCCGTAAGCATTCTGTCGCTTTTGCTGATAAGGCAATTCCTCAAGAAGCCATTCCATTTCCCACCGATCATTCTTCCATGTAGTTTCGCCGCTAATATACTGCTTAACCACATTACCATGAGAGTCCGTCAATAAAGATGGGTCTTGTTCTGGGAAATGAATATCTCCACCAACGAGATCTTCTTTCTTCTTTGCTGCTAATTCCCAATGCTGTACCCATTTACCATCTTTCTCAATTGGAAACTGAAGCATTGCCACAAAGCCTGGTTTCGTGGGCATACTTGCATCTTCAACCTCCACGATATCGTACTTTTGTCTAAACCCTTCATCTAATAATCCTAAATGTGGAAATGATTTCCCTGGAAAGTCTGCCTTTAAATGCGACATTCCATAAGGGTATGGCTGAACAAATTCCCCGTTTACTTTTCTTGCATAAGTTGTCATATTAATTCCTCTTACCATTTCCCTATCGGGCATCTTGATTTAATTAAGTTCACCTTGAAAGGCATTATACATTTACATTCTTTGCACATCTTCATTAAATTATTATACCTATCACACTCTTTACAAATGTTTAATCTACTTGATCCAGACTTATATGTGGCATCTGGAAATCTATCTACCCACATCCAGTAGTCTTCCACCATATCATCAACAAGCATCTTCGGTATTGAATTGCTAACTGGTTTCATAATACTTGCTGAGTAATGACGGTTCCGTCACCCCCAGTGCCTCCCCATGTTTTTGGAGATAAGTTACTGGGCATACCACCGCCACCACCGTTAGCAGTTATAGTTCCACTATTAGTAAATGTTCCTTTGTAAAGGACAAATATAGCCCCTCCTCCAGTTCCTCCACCTGAATTCTTTGGAGATCCATTGCTAACATTGCAGCCCGGAAAAAAAGTTCTTATATCTGAGCCGTTAGTTCCTCTCTGATAAATTCCAGCTTCTGAATCAGAAGTGATGGTAAAATCCCCACCAACAATGAAAAATATTGTACCACCAGTTGCTCCAGCACTCCCAATAGCAAAGTCTTCCACACTAACTCCAGACCCGTGGCATGGTGATGAAGATCCGGGGCCACCGCCAGGATTTCCACCACCACCAGTCGTTATCGTTCCAGACGGACCACCTCCTGCTCCACCCCAGATCGTAGCTGCTCCACCAGGTCCGGGTGCGCCTCCACCCCCTGCCGACCCTGCGCCCCAGCAATGACCATAAGATCCTGCACCGCCAGTGCCACCGGCTCCGCCGCCTCCGCCTCCAGTTTGGCCCATGCCTCCAGAAGCAACTCCATTCGGAGCTTGAGCTGGGGTTCCACTTCCACCGGGAGATCCCAGAGCGCCCTTCCTTGCTACTCCAAAAATAGTACCATTACCAGCTATAGCTGGATGATTAGCGACAGCAGTAACAGCAGCAGTTCCGCATCCTGCAAAATCAGCAGCAGCTAATGTGTCGGTACCTGAAGCCGTGAACATGGGAAGCCTTATACCTGTTGAACTGACAGCGGAACTATCAGAGCCACCTGCAGATTCAGGATTGGCCTCGCCACCAGATCTTGAATAGTCGTCAGCTGGAGGGCCTTCTGAAACAATTCCTGCGATACTAACGTTTCCAGTAACATAAATAAGAGCACCACGACAAGGATGATCGATATAGTATCTATGCCCAGTATTCAAGGTAAAGGATGTATAATTTTTTACAACCATATCACCATCCCAATTACCCACTTCATTTGCTGGTGTTATACCAGTATCGCCTGAACTACTGAATGCCCCATCTGTTCCATCACCGAACCAATTTGCACCAGCACCACCTGCAGCGGCGCTCATCATTACAACTTTATCTGTACCTATAGGCATAATATTCCCCTTAACCCATATCCGCGCCAGCTTGGAAGCCGTACCAGATTGTTCCTGCATCCATAGTAAAGAACATATAGATGTCTATTTTACCTGACCCACTAGTAATATCTGGGGCTGAACCACCTGCCCAATCAACTGTACCAGGCCATGTAATATCCCGGTCAGAAGAATCTTGAGTCCATACCAATGTAAAGGCACATGCTTTACCAGTGGGGCTAGGGTTACTAAATGTGAATGTAGTATCCTGATCTGGAGTTATTGTAAATACATTGCCATCCTCTAAATCTATATCAACTGTAGCTGCTGCCGAAAGAGCAGTTTTAGTTTCAGAATAATCTTTAATCTCTGGCTTTTGAATAATTTGATCGGCCATTAACAAGGTTCCAGTCATCGTGCCACCAGCCAAAGGTACCGCTGCAACATCTGATAAGACCTCTGCTGCGCTCCTTCCTTCTACCGCTGTGCCGTTAATCCTTAGAAAGTCATCATCAACAACGCCAGTAGCAAACTGTGCTACATCATATTGTGATATCCCTTGAGCGACAGCTAGTTCTGTAGAATCAATTTCTAAACCACCATTAGCCTTGAGGTCTGTGCTGAATGCTGTACCTGTTAGGTCTAAGCCATCACCTGCTGTATATGTAGTTCCTGCTGGGGTCTGCCATGAAGACGTTCCGTCTCCATCCTCTCTAAGAAACTTTGTAGCCCCTGACTCACCTGTGGATAATACCGCAGTACCCTCAACATCAAGTGTTGTTTTTCCGTCTAACAAGTTAAGCTCTGCTGCAGTTGTAGTTACTGCTGCTGCGCCAAGAGTGGTAAACTGTGCTTGTAATACTTCTTTGATTAGCCTGAGATGATCGTCCCCCTGCGATACAGGATCACTAGATGTTGGATTCGTATCAACTAGTTGGCTAATATATGTTGCTGTTTCTAATCCCATGATTAATCCCCTTAAAAGTAGCCACTCGTGTTCATTACTCTTAGCTCAGAACCAGAGTGACGATCTTTGTCATCCTGAACTTGTAAATCGTTTACAGCTTGTCTATAAGCTGTAGCCCATAACTGCACCCTCTGGTCATTCATTAAGAATGGCTCCGCCTCCAATAGAGATCCATATAAATATATATCGGGATTATATGTAAGCATGCTATTAGTTGTGGCAGCAGGAGTTAATGCAGGTATCCGTTTATAATACAGCATAGAATAACCGTCAGCAGTTGCAGGTGACGGTCCGAGTCTAAAGTTCTCACCAATGATGGTGAATGACTCTGGAGTTCCACCAGTAGATCCAGCCCATATCCTATTCATTATCTCTGGTGTAACATAAGCTAATGGAACTATAGGGTCAAGAGTTAAATGGAATGTTCTTGCCTGTATATAATCTGTGGGTAACGCGTAGTCTCTAGTTCCTGCTACCAATGTGCCAGTAGCGGTTGTCTCCATAAGGCGAAGACGTAAGTTGCGATTTATTCTTGCTTCGGCTAAGTCTATGAATTCTTGTATTCTATCAGTTAAATCAGATCTGTCAAGCCAGTTGGCTACAGCAGTCTGAAGTTCTGCATAAGTTCCTATCGCCATTATATTGTCATCTCCGCAATGTATACTGTTCCAGCGGCAGATACCTGCAAAGCGGATACTTTCTGCCCCGAACTAATACGCCAATAAGTAGGCCAATCTTTCTCCTGATAACCTTCACCAACAGCCTCGTACTCCTTCCATGAGTTTGTTTGTGCTGACCATGCACCAACCACATCACTCCACGGTGTATTGTCCACCTCTCCACCGAATGCAAGAAAAGCGTCTTCTGTAGCTGTTATCATTACAGTGCTTATACCAGAGCCAACGGCCTCTGCCATTTCAGTAGAGGTTGTAGAAGTCGTTATAGAATGTAGCTTATTAGCTAATCTATAAGGAACATCTGGCTTATCAATTCTCATCTGGTTAATTCTGTTATATAAACAACTGAATCACTACCACCAGCTCTTAATCCAGAAACCCTGTCTCCGGGGCTAACGCGAATATAATGAGGCCAATCCTTAATAAAGTAACCGCATGAACCAGCGGTGGCAGCACTTCCATGCTCGTCAATTTTGATAAACACAGGCTCACTGGCGTTTATTATGATAGCGTAGCATTGTGCAGAGACAGCATCACCTAGTGTTACCGAGGTTGACAACGCTGTAAACGTGTAATTAAAATTGTTTAATCTGTATAAGTCTCCCATCTTATTTACCCCTATAGTTTGGTTGGTGCTGTTTTAAAGTATTTATTATCAGGATCATTTAAATATTTAGCTAGTAACTTAGGATCTTTATCTATAGCTCCATTGGTTTCTTTCTTCCACTGATCGTAAACATTGAATGGTATAGAAGCCACCTTATGCCACTCGCCTCTTTTACCCAGGCTAAGTCTATCACCATATAAGTTATAATCTTTTTTGTTCTGCTCTATTGTGGGCTGAACATCTTGATAAGTAGTTATAGATATTTCCCCATCAGGCTCTTCAATCCATTCCTGATGTCTATATGGCATTACATCTAATAGTCTTCTCTTCATCCCACTAAGAACCCCTTACCACCTATAGCTCTGGTTTGGTCTTCAGACCATTCCTTTAGATGCTGTTCAGCAGTTTTTTGTTTTGGTTTCTCTGGAGCCTTCTCCTTCTTAGCTCCAAATGCCTTCTCTAATTTACTATCTTTTCTCTGAACCATAAAGTCATCACCCATTTTTCACCTTCATGTGGTGGTAGTCCTTGATGTAATGATAAGTCATGCGCCTTATTATTTTCATCTACATTACCAAACATTAGAAGTCTTCCGCCAATGGCTCCGATCACTAAGTTTAATTTAGGGAATGCAGTAGAACCACCAACAGCATTGTTTAAATAAACTAAACATGTTAATATTCTTTGACCACCATTCTCAAGATAGACTCCATCTAAAGCATCGTAATGAGGCTTATACTCCTGATCGTCAGTATATCGCAAAACATTTATAGGCTCTGCTCTCTCTAGCGGAATGGCTGCAATGTCAGCAACTCTTTGACATAACTCTGGAAAGTCAGAGTGTGGAAGGAATACACCATGAGAAGTTCTGTCTTTATCAGGGATAAGTCCACCATCTGTTGCGACTGTGCTTCTTTTTATCTTGCTTCTGGAATGCTCTATTACTTGATGACACTCCTCAGAAGATATAACCCCATCTACCACCGCAATGGTGGGAGTTTTTACATAGACAAACATTACAACTCCTTATTTAAGCGGATTCTCCACTGAGTGCTTTGGGCTGTTGCCCGGATTCTTGTAACCATTCTTTCCCGTGTCAAGAGATTTTATGATCTTCTTTATCCCTTCACTCCCTCCTCTATGAACAGGGGAGTATAAAGTAATTGGACCTTCTACTTCTTTTCGTTTTCCCATTAGCCTTTCTCTTTTTGATTGTCTTGGCCTTTGACGGTACCGCCAGTGCCTAGTTTAGAAATGATACCTGTAATACCACCATAGGCATCTCCTGAACTTCTGGAAGCCTTATCAACAGCTTCTCCTACTTTGTTATCTGAAAAACTATAACCCTTCATTTGCTTAGGCATAACTATCTCCTTACGTAATGTAAAAATACTTGGGCTAATCTACTGCCCTCAAATTCATCCCTCCAATGAGGGTTTATTGTTCCACGATAAATTAGACCATCACCAGCCTCTAAATCTATTTTATAGGCGCTATCTGTTTCTAAATATATAGGCCAAATATCATCGTTAGGTTCACGCATTAAAGTTAATGTTACACTGAACTGGCAGTTATGTTTATCTATATGCCTTTTTAGTTCATCGCCTTTCTTGTATACTCTAAGATAAGAGTAAGTTGGGATAAGACCTTCTCCTGTGTGCTTCTCCAGATCTGGAGTCAGGTAGCACATTAGATTCTTCATGGCTAAATCATCATGCCATGCTGGAGTATTTGGAACTTGTTCGTCTACAAATCCATGTAACTCTTTGGTAGGTATGGCATCAGGAAGTGTCGCCTTGTTAAAGGCATATACGCCAAGAAAATCCAACAGTTCACCAGTTAGTAACCCCCTTATTATTTTAAAATTAGTATGCCCAAGAGACATAAGAATATCTATCTCCTTTAGTTACAGGCTCCACTCTATGCGGGTACATGAAGTTAGATGGAAATATAATAACATCACCAGTCTCAAATGGTATAACCTTATCACCCCACATTATAAACTCACCACCCTCAAAGTTATCATTAAGCTGCCCAACAACAGACAGCATTGGTATTCCTTTTATCTGACCATCAAACAAAGAACTGATGTGGTCACAGTGTTCAGCCATCTTGTGAGTCTCTGCATACTTTAGAAACTTAATAACTGAATACCCATTCCATCCGTTAAACCAGCTATAACCAAAACCTCTTATATATTCTGTTAATGCAGAGGAAAGTTCTTTAATAATAAAGTTGTTAGCTTGAGCAAGATCCTCGTACCAGGCTGGGCTTGTAAACCCTATGAACTCTGGCTCAAGTTCGTGCTTAGACTTAGTTTCTCTCTGCCATCCAAACCCATGTTCAGGATCATTTGTTTCATAACCAGTAAAATCATGCCCCTCCCATTCACAAACTTTTAATTTTTCTACAGCAGACTTACAGAAGTCTTTACTCAGGAAGTTCTTTTTATGGAATAAATAATCTTCTATATTTTTCTTCATAGATAAGTGGGGGTTTTTACACCCCCACCTTTACCACCTATACGTCAGCCAAGAAACCACTTGATGCTTGGTTCTTAGATTGGAGTCCGTACTCAGCCAGAATCATCTGCTTTATACTGTCCCCAGTCCTCGCTAAACTTTCCGTCATGAACGGTCGTAGATACGACACAGCCCAGAAATCAAAGTCTATAAACCAGCAATCACGCGCTCTCTGGAATCGATCTGGAATTATTTTAAAAGTTCCAAAATCGGAAACATAAACGTCAACAGAAGCCACAACGTGAGCAGGAGCAGACTTATCTGCTGATGTCCTTAGTTCTGACACTGTTTGAGTTAAGGCCGAAATCACCTGCTTATTAGCGGAGCCAACAAGAATGGTGTCTGGAGTTCCACCGCTATCAAAACATTCTTTGATAACAGTCTTCATACCAGCTTCGGTTAATGTTCCTGTTGATGTAGCATCACTAGCGGTATCCGTACCATTACCACTAGAAGCAGAACCTAAACCGGGTGGTGAAGGTGCGCCTCCTAAGGTGTGATAGTTGGTAGCTACCCATGCGCCTAGACCTGCTGTTGCTCTCGCAGTTGCAGGGCCGGGGCTTGGACCAGCACCAGCGGATTGCGCTACATTATCCATCAACATCTTTTCCATATCACGCTTCATTTCTTTGGCGCGTTTCGCTAACTGATACGCTTGGGAAGATTTACGACCAGCAAAATTAACGGCCTCGGCTGTTCCAGAAGTCTGGACTGCCTTAACCGAAATTTGCGTGTAGTTCCCTACCCTAGTTGGCTCTTGTACAGCAGAAGAAGTTGGATCATTTCCCTCAGTAGCGCGATTAGCTGCCGCTGCGGTTAATGCATCTGTCTGCCATTCAAAGTAAGTATTCTCAGCAGTCTCACGACCACAACCACTTAGGAATGGTGTCTCAGTTGGCGAAATATTATATATGATATTACTGAGGTCTTCCCTGATGCCTACTGCACCATAGGTTTCCCTAGTATTCGTAGGAATTGCCATATAATATTCTCCTATTAAAGATCAACGAAATCCTCAAATAATCCTACTGCATCATTTACATGACCGGATTGTTTAAGGCGCTTCATTTTAGTATGACGTACAGCCTTATTACTGGCAGACTTCTCAACACCCTTTCCACTCTTCACAACCTTGACCTTCTTTTTAACTTTCTTGGTCTTGAGGTTCTGAGCCTTTCTTTGGGAA